AAAGGGTCGACAGCAAATGGCGTAGTTTATAAACCGGGGACCTCTCAGCTTAGTGGTTCACCGGGAACGACAAACGACAATAATCTCGTGACTTTACGTCATGATTACATTGGACTTCGCCAGCTAGGACAGACGCCCAAGATGGCGTGGAAGAATCTAAACAACTGGGTGTTAGGCGCATCCGATGACAGGATCCGGGCTAATATACCTGGATATGCGAGAGTACTGGAGGAAGTCGCTGCGAAGTTGGGTCACAAGCTTAAGTCTGACATTTTACATCCCCGGGATGGTGACTTAGTCACTTTTCTAGGACGTGTTTATGTCAATCCGCTTAATGACACAACCATGCAGGACCCCCTGCGAACTCTTCCGAAACTTCATCTGAGCATGGCTCCCAGAGGTACCTCAATTGAGCAAGCTGCCTTTAATCGTGCCACCGGATACATGGTCACAGATTCTAAGACTCCAATCATTGGAGCTTATTGTCGTGCTGTGTTGCGGATTTTGAAAGTCTCCCACCCTACTCTTGTTTACAAGAGTGGAGTTGAGGACTATCGAATTTCGCAAGGTCCATATCCTCAGAATGATGTTGATAGCCTGTTATCCGCGATGTGCAAGTTGTTAGATTTGAGTGCAGATGACATCTCTGCTATCGAGTCGGGTTTGAATTCTGCAACAACACTAGATGATATTGGGAATATCAAATGGGACAATACCCATTTGTTTAAGCCTAAGATCACCAGCGTAGTTGCGGGAGAAATTCTTCATCCCGATCTTCCACCATCCGATTTACAATGCCCCTCTCCAGTGACAATTACCGCGACATGTGTGCAGCCCGAGACGCCTGGCACATCAAGTTTAGTGGACATCTCAGACAAGCCGTGCAAGGTGCAACAGCCAGGCACAAGCACTTCTACCAACACCAAGCGTATTCCGCGCCAGTTAACAAAGAAGAAGTCGAGAAAGCCATCAAGACCCTCGAAGAGATCTTCGGGAAAAACCGTAGTGGTCACTGCTGAAGTGCATTCTGCACCAGCGCCGATATTGAAATCTCCTAGCCAACAAAATGACCCGCAGAAAGACGAATGCCCGTCGCAACAACAACCCCCAACCCCCCCAGCCCGTCAAAAGGGCAAAAGGGGTCGTCGCTCGCCGCAAGCGCCAGCCGAAAGGCATGGCGATGTCTAAGGCGGGCCGCGACTTCCTTAAGTGTGCATTTGCTGCTCCGGACTTTAATACTGATCCAGGGCAGGGAATCCCTGATACTTTCCAAGGTAAAACACTAGTGCGAAAAGACGTCACGACTAGCTCCATCTCTGCTACTGCTAACCGTGACACCTTTTACCTCATTGCTCCTACTCCTGGTGTGTCATACTGGATTACTGATACTGTTCCAGGCTCTCTTCCGACAGCCGCCAGTATCTGGAAACCGGTATACGTCCCAGGCTTCGCCACTTTGTTCGGAGCTACAGGATCCGCTGGATCCTCTACTCGTGCTAACGAAGTGTCGATGTTCAGGTATGCATCTATGTGTGTCGGCCTCTACCCGACATCGAACCTTATGCAATTTGCCGGTTCGATTACATCTTGGAAAGTCCCCCTACGCATGCAACAGTCCACGTATATCGTCAACGTTGCCACCACTCCAGTTGTGAATATCTCGCAACAGGGCTGGATGGTCAATGGACTTGATGGTACATCAGTGGTGTCACCTGACAATTATGCTGGAACTTTCATTGAAGGCCTTTATTCGCAGTCCGCCTGCAATGAACCTGAATTTGAATTTTCACCAGTTTTGGAAGGTCTCCCCTCGTGCCCTGTTCTCGGCTCATCAGGCGCTAACCCTAACCAACAGTTTGGGTTGCTTGATGGCGATGTGTTAGGAGTAGGTTCAATGGATGCTATTGTTATCCGTGTGTCGTCACCGGCCGCAGCGGTAAACAATTTCATCTTGAAGACCTGGGCCTGCATTGAGTATCGTGTTAATCCCAATTCTGCACTTTACCAATCAGCAAAAGATTCCCCCCCCTTGGATGAAGTTGCCCTTATGGCCTATCGTAAGGTTGCATCAAGTATTCCGGTCGCCGTACCTTATCACCAAAATGCGCATTTCTGGGAAAGGGTGCAAAAGATCCTCGGTGCCTTTCTTCAAGGAGCAACTCTTGCTCCCGGGCCCGTTGGTGCTTTTGCCACCGGCATTCAAGCAACCACAAAAGCTCTTCAAGCTTTGTGGATCTGAGCTGGATGATAGACACCTTCTGTGTCGCC